TTCGCCTTCAATATGGCGACGGCGTTGTGCAGAAATTTGAGGGTTAGCAAGTTCTTCCTTGTCTGCTTCAATATGTTGCTCGATACTTTCCATTTAAGTTACCTCCGTATGCATTATTTATTCTACTATATTAAGAGTCATCTCGCAAGGATCCTTCATCTTTCATTCCAAAAGTATCTCTCATGATTGTAAGAGTAGTAGTCACTTGACCATTACCACCTTCGGTAAGTGCATACGTATGATTGACTTCCTTAATTAAATATACACCACTAGTTTCTGTGTCCCATGGTTGCTTTTCCGTTTCTTTGTCGGAAAGTTTTGATCTTATTCTAAGATCAACTCTATCACCAGCGCAAATACCAGGATTACCAGCAACAACGACAATGCCAGTTTGATTCTGTAGCATACTATATCTAGTTATCGACTGAACAGCATATGTTTTGTGCCAATCCGCAAACTTGGATGGACTATCAGAACCATCCGTAGCATCTGGAGAAGCAATATCCGATTTGTTATAGAAGCTTTCGTGATCCAAATAGACTGTCATGACTCTAGTTGGATAATCAGATAATTGTTGCTGAGTTGTCCTCAATCCCTCCATTTTTTCTTGCCCGCCAAGATGCTTCATCTTGTCATATGACTCTTTCAAACTGTAGACGTATTCTTCATATTGACCAGTAGAGTGGTTGAAAAATGCTACTAATGAAGAATACTTTCCTTTTCTTAAAGATTTCATCACATCTACATCAGAAGAAAATGATGCTTCCATAATACGATCTCTAGTATCATCGGAATCTGATAGATTAGCATGTTGCTCTTTATAAGGTCCCCAAGTAATTACCTTGTTGTTTTTGTTATCACACAAGTAATCTACGGAAAATAAATTATAACCTCTATTACTTTCCCAAAAGAAATATCCAGAACTACCTTCAATCTTTTCGGCACTACTAGACAAAGAATTTTCAGAAGTTCCTACACCATTTGGAGTTTGTCTTACTGTCTTTGGAGTAAGTTTAGCTGCAATATCAAAAGGTCTATTTCTAGATGTTGTCATTTTATGCTCAAAAAGACTACTTTCTTTGTTAAATGTTTTTTCTGATTTAAGTGCCTCTTTGAGAATAGGACCAGCAATAATATCTTCTGTTTTTCCAGACAATGTTCTAGAAATTGTAGATGCTTCATTAACAAGACCCTCTTCAGATATCAAACCGAGAGTATAGACCTGAGTTTTGTTCGAAGAAACTCTGTTGCCAATTTTCCAAACTCGAAAAACATATTCCACTGGTTCTTCAGAGAAAGAATGTTTAATTACAAGTTCGACCCTCTCGGTTCCTTGTAAAGGCGGTCTTCCCTTTTCTCTGTTTCCAGATAACAATCCAGCACTATCAGAAACTACAATGGTAGCAGCAACTGTTGGAGTAACAATACTTTCATAATAAGTTATTGAATATATCAACGTTGATATATCAAGAGGAGATTTAGATCCAGCAAGAAATATTGCTGCTTTTTTTAAGATAAAATCTTTTGATGATTGAAGTTCTTCTGCCATATTATGCTCCTATGGTCATAAGTTGCTGCTGTGCCATATAAGCAAGCAATCCAGCATCAGATATAGATCCACCAGCACTAGATACAGGAGCAGATTGTCCACCACCACCACCTTGAGCGAGACTTGTGTTATTCACTGGCGAATTTACAACAGTAACTGCTGGTTTATTAGATGCCATTGTTGTTTGTGCAGATGTTTGCATCAAGTTATCTGCCGTTGTGCTAGCACCAGGAGGTGCTTGATAATTTAATCCTTGTGCAGATGCAGCAAATGCAAAGAAGTCTTCTGGGTTTCCTTGTGGTTTTGCTGGCTGAGCACTTGTTTGCATAAATCCAGAAGAAGTTGATCCTGGTGCTGCTGCCATCGATCCTGGTGTTGATGTTGATCCTGCAGCACCATGTCCCACAAACGCTCTAGTTCCAGCAATTGTTCCACTAATACCAAATCCATCTCCTCTGTCTCTAACATCAGAAACTCCCAAAGGCATTTTCAATCCTTGTCTTCCAGCAATGTCCAAACCACCAAATGAACCGCCACCAGATCTAGCAGCATGAGCAGCTTGCTCTCGCTCTACATATTTCATCAAAGTGGCGTCGTCTGGTGGATTGTTTCCATCTATTTGAATATCTGCATTTGTAAACCAGAACGTTTCTCTCTTATTAATAAGACCTTTTGCAACTTTAAATGCTGCTCTTCTCGCTTCAGTTTTTCCTTCTGGTTTACCCCAAAGTTCTGTTTCTGGTCCAATGTGGAAATGATCACCTTTTGAGTTTCCAGTATTACCTTGAATAAAAGTTCCAGGACCAGCTAAAACTTCGTTTTGAGCAGTTGGCAAATATGGACTTTGTGCCTGTGCTGCTGGATTATAACTCATTTGTTGGAATCCAGGGCGAATCTGAGCAGTTTGATATGTATTTTCTTGCTGTCTCTTCGCTTGCATAATTTGATTTGCTTCACCTAGAGTAACTCTCTGATTGGTAATTCCTCCACTTTCATTAGTTCTAAAAAGTTGATTGTTGGACATTCTGACAACAGAATTTGCCTCATTGGATTCGAGATCGTATTCTTTAAAATCAGCAGCTTGCATCATCTGCTGCTGTTGTCCTCCCATTTGAACTGGAGTCTGTTGCAAATGCTGTAGTGCCACTTGGGCGTGTTCAAATCTGCTTCCCTCTTCACCATATCCCCAATACTCATAGGATGCTCTTCTTAATTGCTCGTCCGTAGAATTTGGATCCATGAAAACTTTATATGCTCCAGGATAGTCATTCTTCATTTCCCACAACATTGCATTGATCTGCTCTCCGTCAGATGCTTCTTTAATATTCTTTCCGAGATATCCTTCAATTTTACCTAAACGAGCTGGATCATTGGCCCAGGACGCCCAGGATACTAATCCGCCGTTTCGTGATGTGCCATCTCCCATAACTTGACCCCAATCACGCTGTCCGTTCCAAGATGATTCTTGCTGAATGTTTCCAGCAAGATATGCAGCTCCCCTTGTTGGAACACCAGCACTCTTGATCATTTCAGCACCTTTTTTCATGCTACCAGATGCTTGACCAGAGACAGGTGCAGTAGATCCAGGGGCAGTAGTGCCACCAGTATTACCACTACCATTATTATTACCAAACATTCCACCAAAGATTTTTTTGAGAGATTCTCCCATTGCGCTAGCAAACATATCTCTAGTCATATTGCCATAAGATTTTTTGCTACCTTTTAACCCAAATGGATCACCAATACCTCTTTCTTCCAAATTTTCACCAATTGCATCAGCAATTCCTTCATATTCTTTTTTCTTGCCACCAAACAATCCTCCTAGCATATCACCTGCTCCACCAAGCATACCCAAACCAGGGACCATAGCATTAAGACCAGGAGCCATAACACCAGCTGCTTGTGCAATGCCAGAAACAGATTGCACCGCTTTCATAGGATCATCTAGTGGAGTGATGCTAAGCATCTCTGGATTTCCAGGTTCATTAAAAGATCCACTCAACCCAGGTAGGTTAAATGGCATATCATTCATTTTAGGAATAATATGACCACCCTCCGCGAATTCTTGGCGATTTGCTCCAGTTACAGCATCTGCTGCTCCACCAGCAAGCATTGATCCTCCAACGCCACCAATAACAGCACCCAATAATCCACCAATAGCAGTTCCAAGACCAGGAACAACAGATCCAAGTGCAGCACCTACAGCAGCGCCTTTAGAAGCACCAGCAATACCACCAGCAACAGATGCAGCAGTTCCAATACCAGCTTGTGCTACATTTTGACCCGAATCCATTCTACTGCCAAATTCCATTCCAGCAGTAAGCAAATTCGCACCAGGAATACCCCTAGCTCCTTTCGCTGCTACACCCGCTGCACCTTTAGCAAGTGCTCCTCCACCTGCTGCTGCTCCACCCCTGGCAAGTGCTCCTCCACCCGCTCTTGCACCAGACCTTGCCAGCGATCCTCCTACGGGAGTTACACTTTTGCTAATCGGTGTAATATCGACAATTTGCTTACTTGCAGGCAATAAATTGCTTGTAGACCCAGAACCAGGAAGTGCTTTCATTCCTACTGGTGGTAGTGCTTTTGGTGCTCCAGGTGGCAATGCTCTTTGACCAGTAATTCCAGGAAGAGCTTTGTATCCCGCTTTTAATGCTTTTGGAGCAACCTCTCTAACATTAACTGGATAAATCGGGTCTTGTTTTGCCAAACCACCTTTACTTGGTGGCAAAGATTTACTATTTTTTCCCTTTAACTGCTTATTCTTTCTTCCCCTTAGTTTTTCTTGTCTTCTCTGTTCATCATTTGGTTCACCATCTCCCTTGATAACAACTTTTGCCTGTGGGGGACGCTTAATTCTGAATAGAGTTGAAACTTTATCAACTACATTAAATACTAGGACTTGATCTTTGTCTCTATCATATTCTTCGGAAATCTGAACGTAAACTTCTGCTTTTCCCTCTCTGAGGTAGAACAATCCATTTATTTTTCCATCAGAAAGATCTTCTGGACCAACTCCATTAATATAGTAGGATCTAACAGTTCTATCACTAACACCAGTAGCGGTGATAGTAAATTTAATTATATCACCTGCTCTTGCTGTTTTCCTATTAGCTCTTACCTTGAACTGCCTTTTTACGGGTTCAAGATTTAAACCTGAAATTGCGTAAGATCCTGATGCCATTAGCTTTCTTGTGCTTTTTTGAGTTCTTCAAGATATTGCTGTAATAATGCTGTGTAAACTTCTCGTTCCCACGGCATTAAATCTTCAATTTCCGTCAAGCTATATTTATGATACTGCATCAAGGCAAAGTTAGTTTTATAATACCCCTCCAGGTTCATGTGGAAGAGACTTACCCGAAAAAATTTGCTAGACCCTCAATTACATACTCACTAACAACTCCAGTCTTTGGATTTTCAACTTCAAAAGTGTGTGATAATTTTGGTGAAGTCTCGAAAAATGCTGCAAATTTTTCAAACTGCTCTCTAGTCAAATTATCAACAAATTCCTTAAATTCCTTTTTAGTCGTAGTTGACTTATCGTATACATCTTCGCCTTGGAAAATTTGATCGATAGAATCTGCAATTATGTCCATTGCTTCATCATTATTAATATTACGCAAAATCGACACATTGATGAAAGTGTCAAATCCAGGATATTTCATAATAATACCAGTTTCGTCATCTAGCATGATTTTTTTATCATGTCCGTCAGGAAACTGAACTTCTACATCACCAAGATCAATAACTACATTTGCAGTTGTTTCGTTATCATCTCTACAAGTAACCACAAATTCTACAGTATTTCCAACTGACACCGATCTAATTTTAAGGTAAATATACTCTAAATCAAAAGATGCCAAATCTGCAACTTTTACACCTCTAGTTACAATGCAGTTTTCAAGTAAAGTAGTGACTGCATCCTTAATACCCTCTACATCTCCTTCGTCGGATGCAAGTAGAAGAACCTTTTCTTCCTTTACTGTAAATGGTCTAATTTTAATGCTTTTGCCTGTAGAAGGCACAGTAATACTGTAAGTAGGATAACCAATCTTCGGTAATGCCATGATGTTCTCGTTCAGTGATAATATTTAGCGCGACTTTTTGACCCAAAAATTGGCGGAAAAAATTTTCCCCATTTTATGGAATTGAAAAATCAATTTTGACGTATCATTGAATCTTTTGGAGGTCTATATTGTCTTCCTTTTAAATCATTGTTAATGATATAGTGTCTTTCATACTGGAATTGCGCTGTTACTTTTGTTACTTGGTTATTTCCATATGCAAGAGGAACTGCATCAATTTCTGATGGCCAACAATTTTCCATCACATATACAATACTACCTCTCTCATCCATACTATCTGGACCAGGCTCAGTCTTGATAACCCTAACTTCACATCTATATTCATCTGGATATGCTAATTTCACTGATCTGCGCTTGTCCAATCTATCAGTGGTTCGCAATCCCTCAGTGCTATTATTTCTCAATGGTTTAGCATCATGTTCACCAAAGATATAGTCATTCCAAGATTGAAGAAACTTGAGAGGCATCAAATCAGCAGTAAGAATAAATCCAAGTTGAAATGTGCTGAACACACGAGCAGATGCATAATTTACGTCACCTTCCCCAAGATATCTACCTTTAATTGAACTAGTTGCAGTGCTCACGTTTGGAAGTTGTGCCTCATCACAGAGTAATTTGATTACTTCTGCATCATAATAATTTTTAACGGCATTTTTAACTTCTCCAGTCAAATTAAACTGCACGTCATAGTTATTGCTTGATGCAATACCACCACGATCAGCAATCTTTTTTAAGAAGTTGTCTATAGACACGCTAAATACCTATGTTGGTCCAACTATATTTATGGCATACTCTGGATTGTATAAACCAATCAATCCTGGCAAGTATCGTGGAAATCCAACTCGTGTTATCTATAGATCATTATGGGAACGAAAGTTCATGGTGTTCTGTGATAATAATCCGTCAATAATAGAGTGGGGGAGCGAAGAGGTAATCATACCCTATCGTGCTCCCGATGGTAGAGTGAGGAGATACTTTCCAGACTTCTATATCAAGGTTCGTGAAAAGACTGGTGCTATCACCAAATATATTATTGAGATTAAACCCAAGAAACAAACTACACCCCCGAATGACAAAAACAAAAAAACTGCTGCCTATCGTAATGCTGCTCTGACATACGCAAAGAACTACGCAAAGTGGTCCGCTGCGCGTGAGTATTGTGAAGACAGGCAGATGAACTTCTTAATACT